GTCCGGTAGGAGTTTTACTCCTCGGTACTCATATTATTGAGTACAGCGTTTGTGAAACGCTGCCAGTCAACACGGGGATTAACCCATATCGACCTTGGCATGTAGTCCCAATTCGGGGTTACACGCCATCGCGTACGGTACAGATTCCCATTGCTGGATTGCCTGATGGAAATGAGCCCGTCCCTAACTTCGCCACGGAGGAATGCCAACAACGCCATTGCTGGGTTGAAAAGCAGCCTCTTGTGACCCCTCGGTACCACAACGGTACCGTCCCCGATGCGCAAGCTTTTAGAGCGTGAAATGTAGCATTTGTAAACTACACTCCCGTTTTCATCGAGCTTGCCCCGGAAGAAGGACGACGGAACGCGGATACCGGCGTCAGCCGGATCCGCATACGGCACGTACTTCAACTCTTGCTGGCTTAGGAGCCCAACAAGATATTGTACTGCCATCCGCAACGGAATTCCAATCCGCGCGGACCAATCGTTTAATAGGTTCACGGCGACCACGACGTCTTGCGGCGATGCGACCTTTTTGAGGTACACACCGCGGACATTAAGGCCACGATAGTAATCGTGGCCGCAAGACTCGCGGAACGGTCCTTGGTTAAAGGACTTCGACAGGTTGACCTGTAGGCCGAGCTTGTGCAAGGTATCGACGAGTAAGTCGTGCGCATCACTGCACACAATGATATCGTCACCAAACACAGCCCAGTTGCCAGGTACAGTACGGACTTTCATCCGTATACCTTCTCCGAGTTTTTCAGTCCGTGGGTTGTCCTTTATTGGGATCCCTAAGACCTTATACACGGCACGAACGGTGCAGCTGAGGATTACAGTCATGAGGGGGAACGTAAAACCGTTTCCCATCGTGCTAATCATCCCCAACTCCCTGCTTAAACCATATGATCGACATTGGACTCTCGGCGAGCGCAATACCATGAGTAGTTCGAAGAACCACCTGGGTAGAAGCGCTTTGCAAAGATTAACCGATATGAGATCAGAGGCGGACGACAAGTCGATGGTGGCAAAGTTGCCATCACGACTGCCGACCTGGGCAAGGAGCCGATTGATTTCCGGCTGGTTCTCGAGGTCCACATTCCACCGGCTAGCCATCCTCCGTTCAAGGAGGTTCTTAAGGCCAAGCTGGCAAAACATGTTGATCGAGGGTTCCGTACAGATCAATCGCGCCGTATCCGCGTTTTTAGGTGCGAATGCGACATTAGATCCGTCAACTACGCTCACGTCCCCTAGAGAGTCCTTCCTGAGGCTTTCGGCCTCGGACCATAGTGGGAACATTGATACGTATGCGCTGTACATATCGTACAGCTCGGCAGATGTTGCCGTCAATCGAGAGCTCCCGAGTTTAGCATAAAAGCTAGTCCCGGAAGCCCCAACTGACGAACCAGGCCCGGTCGTCCCTTCCGACAGGATGTCGAGAAAGGATTGTACCAGGCTTTCGCCCTGCGGGTGCAAGAAGTTATCAAGCTCTCGCTTGATTTCTCCAAACACCGGACTAAAGGAAAGTCCTGCAGGCAACGTCCACCTTTCGGAGAGGTAATTAGCCTCAAGAAAGGTTAGGAGCGCTCGAGTTTCCGCCTGCGCACTTTCGGAACGCCACTTTTTGAGTAGCGTCTCCCGAAGGATGCGGCAAGCGACAGATCGAACGTCCGCGGACGGGTCAGTCTTATCATCAGGGATGTTAGGCCCAATGAACGTACTGATATCTGCGTCGACAGCTGCAAGAAGAGCGTCATGAGAGAAGTTCTCCATGATTCGACCTACAGAACGTCACAGAGCGAGTCATTGAGCTTGTTAAAGGCCCAGTGGAATCTCGCCCACAGCATGGACGCTTTCGACCATGTGTGTTTAGAGGTGACGTGCGACACCCAACCGCCCCCAGCAAGCATCAGGCGCACAGAAATGGCCTGCTGCTGCTCGGGGCTGAGATCCTTGAAAGGAATCAAGGTAATCTCGGTGTCTTCTCCTGCGTCTCTCGTGACCGCAAGTTCAGGAACACTGCACCCATCGTCGTTCATAGTGAACGTGATGGTAATTCTGTGCAGCGATCCACTCTTCTTCGAGTTAGACATAATTAAACTTCCTTACTTATGAGGTGACGTTTTTAGATATCGCCGGTGTTCGCCGTGTCCACGAAACCCTGGGCCATCTGGGCCAGAGCCATCGCGGCACAAACGATCATGGCGGAGACGCCGTTCGGGTCAGCCAAGTCAGCGCCGGCAGGGATGCCGAGGCTGATCTTGACATATCCAGGGACGGAGGGTTGACCAGCGAGGACCGTGAGGCCCTTTCTGACGCCCTGCGTATAGACATTGACCGGAACATTCGGCAATACGCCTGCTGCATTCAGAGCTGGAAGCTGCTGAATGGTCGCAGGACGGGTGCAGAGGAACGTGAACGGCCGCGAGGCCGAATTCACGTCCGTCAAGCCACCCGGTTGCGTACCGCCGCGAGTCGTGACACTGTACTGCTTCCCATTGGGAACAGTGGTGCCAGAGACCGCGGTGGTGAACGTCGGGGTTGTATAACCCGTGACGGCACCGATTGCCTGGTTGATGGTCGTGGGTACATTCAACATTGTGTGTATCCTTGGTTCATTGGTAGGTTATTCCCGGTTTTCACCAGGAGAGATTTCCATTTCTGGACCACGTTCTATTTGCGATTACGGCAGCAATATTCGTCCACTGTCTCCGACCGAGTTCTGTGAAGACACTCGGAACCTTGAAATTAATCGAGGATGGAAACGGTGGATGGTTGATGCCGGACCGCACAAAACCCGTGGATGTCCAGGTAGTGGATTGCGGGACTTGGACGTAGTTTACCTTCGTTCCAGGGTTGACGATAGCGCGCAAGTTTTCACCAGCGCGTATGATCGTAATGTTTCGGTTTCGGATAGTGCGGTTGCACCACCTGATCCGACCTGTAGGAAAGCCTACGGCATTAACTATATTACCAATATTGGTAAAGTAGTCAATCATATAAGTCCAGGGCAGGCAGTTGTAGATGGTTGGAACAAAGTTGTTGGGCGAAAGGCCCAATCGTTCCACAAAACCACCCGCTCCTACTCGCTCCAAACTCAGCTCCGCGAGGTACTTCACAGTACACTCCAGCTTGGTGACGACAGTTACTTCGTACCTAGCGATACTCAGAGATTCGGTATAAGTGTTGGAAGACGACACTAGCGTGTTTCTGCCTGTGGCCGATACCTCAGTTGACTCAAAATAGTCATTCTTGAAATCGTTCATTAAGGCTCTAACATCTTTTGCTAGCGGGTCCCAACCAAACTTCCACTCTAAGTACGCGTCGCTGACCCCAGCGGCCCATCGACGAGGTCCCGAATTTCGAGCGCGGCGTAAGCTGCGCTTCCAGTTCAGGAGCAAGTTGACCATGGCACCGGTGATCTTAGTGACACTTTGAGCAGTCTTCCCCATCTCGAACAACATCTCCCCGCTTTGCAAGGCGTGGAGCTCGTTACGAGCCTTGGAGTAAAACTTGCCTGAGGCGTCCGCATCTGCCTCATTGTCTATGACAAGCGAAGGCGGGTTGTGTCCCCCTCCCTGATAAATCCAGCCACCCTCAGTTACCTCACGGTAATTGGCGGGTGTCTGTACGTTATTCAGGTAAAAGGAACAGAACAGGCTAGCGTCCTGGTGTTCGACAGTCGTCGACTGACCAGAAGCTTCAGTAGTGGCAGAAACATGACGCTTTACAGCGTCACGCCACCCAGGATATTTCAACCCGTTAAACGTATTCGTCCATTTCTTGGTCGTGTACGTCGTCGCGGGGGGAACAACCTGATTACCCGATGTGTGGTTCATTCGAACCGCAGTCGGGGTACTTTTGCTATACGCTTCCATCCTCAACTCCCATAGAAACCAACCGAGGTGTTACCACCCAGATTAGCGTTTTTCTCGCCTCACGGCGGGCTGCATCCACCATACAGTTTGTATATAGTGATGCGGGGGCTGCGAAAGCAGC